GTTCTAACTCCATCAACTGTGATACGTCCGTAGAAACGGTTGTTAACCATTTTCTTAGCGTATCTTGTCATAATACCTTTGATAGGTGTGAAGTTGAATGGGTTGTACATTGTAGGTGTCAATTGTAGAGGTACATACGGTGCGTAGATGTAACCTGTGTCTAACAATGATGTTCCTTTGTGTCCAATCAAAACTTGGTTTGGTGGGAAGTAAGGATCACGGTACACTTGGTAACGTCCTGCTAAAGTACCAACTCTTTCGATACCCATGTTATACTGATCTTGCTCAGGAGATGCGTTAGATACGTGGAAGTATTCTAAATCATCAAAGATTGCTGAAACTTCAGAAGATACAACGATCCAGTTAGCACCACCTCTCAAAGTAGATTTGTGGATTTGTGCTGACAATTGGTTGATTGCTGTAATTAAAGTTTGGTTCCAATCTTTCTGAGTGTAAGATGTAGTTTGAGAAATTCTTCTCCATCCGTTGTAGTCCCAACGTAAGTTCCAAGCCGCTCCTTTTCTCAAGTCACGTAAGATCTCACGGTCAATCTCTGCTGCAACTTGCTCAGATAACAATGCTGTTAACTCAGCCTCAGCGTCGATGTTATGGAATGCTGCAACGTCTTGAGCTAACTCAGGAGACCATTGTGCTCTTAATTTTCTTTCAGTTACGGAAACAGTTACTGAATCCAAGTCGAAAGAAACCTCTCCGATTTTGTCTTCAAATTCCATTTCTTCGTATCTTCTAAATACCGCTACGAAAGAAGTACCAGAAGTTGCCGAGAAAATTGTTGTACCTGTGTAACCGTCTAATGAATCAGAACTACAGTCAGCACATATTGGACAAGATAGATCAACTTCTAAGTAGATACATCCATCTGCAGAACAGATATTTTTGAATGAACCACCGTTACCATCTGTTGGCCAAGTTGTAGTTACAGTGTTACCATATTGTACGATACCTTTACCGTATTGTTGAGTAACAACTCTAAATAACAATGGAACAGCCACGTTGTTTGAATCTTTAATAACATTACAAGGAGTTGTAGATGAAGAGAATACACTTAAATTAGTAAAGATTTTAAGGTCAGAAAGGAAAGTTTCAGAATCCATTTCGTTTCCATCAGGTCCGATTAATTTACCTGCTCCTGTATCTGCGAAACCACACATTTTAATGATTAATTTTCTTTGGTTACCCGCTGCGATTTGAACACCACCTGCTGGTACACCACCTGCTACAGTTGCATCAACTAATGAACCACTTGACCACGCTTGAAGTGTGGTTGAAGCTGTTACGGCTGACCAACGACCTTTAGAATAGTCAAATAATCCTGGAGGATCTAATCCTGCTTCAGCACCTTCGTAGAATAAATCATAAAGATTCTTTCCGAATGCTCCTGCATTGTCAGGATATCCTGCTCCTGGTCCTGAGTTACCTGTACCACCTGCTGTAGGTCCGTTAGGTGCTCCGATTGGTGCGTAGTGCTCATTTCCAGTACCTGCTGGATTATATCCTTGGATACGAGGTACAAAGTAAAACAATTTACCGATAGGTAAGTTCATTGCTTGTACAGATACGATATCGTTAGCCAACAATTTAGAGAAAACTCTTCTTACGATAGGGAAAACAACTGTTTCGAACGCTCCGTTAGAACCTTCAGAAGTTGCCTCGTTAATTAAGAAAGAAGCTTGGTTTTCATATAACTGTGCTACGTTTTCTTTTAGGTGGCCTCTAAGACCTTCAAGGAATCCTAATTTATCCCATTTGTTAATAGTATCTTCTTTGATAACTTTAAGGTGTTTTAAACCGATGTTACCAACAAGACCTGATTCTAATAATGCTCCCATTTTTTTGGTTTTTTATTTTATTTGTTTATTTTTTATTTTATTTTTGACATTAAATCTTTCATTCTCAAGAATTGAGGATTTTCATACGTTTTAGATTCAATTAAATTAACTGCTGATCCAGATGTTGGTGTTTTTTCAACAGTTCTTTCAAATGATTCTGTAATCGTATTACTATCCTTACTTACCGTATCTGAAAGTTCGTCTTTTATTGATCTATACAAATTTTTAGATTCTTTAAGAGTTTCAACACTATCAAATCTTTTCAAGATATTAATTTTCTCTTGTTTTGTTGTTGAGTGTTCAGTAAATAAACGAGTAGCGTATGCTAAGTTTGAATTGAATACCGCAACTTCGTTTAATTTATCTCTAAATACATTTAATGCATTTCTATACTCTTCATTTTTTTCTCTAAGAATTTGTAATTCTCTTGCGTCCACACTTTCTTTTTTAATTGCTGTATTCGCTTTTGAGTGTGCTCTTGGTTTAGGTAAACCACCTTTTCTAAAATTAGAACCATTCCCTAACGTACGAGACGCTTCTTTGGTTTCCATTTTTTTAACGGTAGTGTTTTTACCTTTTTCCATGTTTTCACCTTCTTTGTATTCAAATTTGGCTTTACCCATACCAACTCCTCTGGTTCCTTGTTTCATTTTTGTTTTGAAACCTTGTCCTTGATTTGGTTTTTTGTCATATTTGAATTTAGACGCATTACCCATACCAACTCCTTTTGCTTTGAAATTAGATTTTGATTCAATAACAAATTCTTCCTCTTCATCTTCTTCTAATTGAGACCAATCTGTCTCATCATCAATGTCAAGTTCAAAATCGTCATCGTCATCTTCATCATCGTCTTGTGTATGTTTTTTACGTCCCATATGATAACGTTCTTCCATTTCACCACTCATGTGTTTAGAAAATTCGTCCTCATCACCATCTTCTTCGTCTAATACGATTTCATAAATGGTTTCAGTAACATCCTCTTCCTCATCCATCCAAGCTTCATCAAGTTCATCGTTTTTCATCATTTCGATTTCATCTTGTTCTTGTTCGGATTCACTTAATTGGATAAAATAGTCAACATCGTTATTCTCATCAGATAAATGTATCATATCGTCTTCTTTTTTAACAATTACACCGTCTTCAGGTCCCATGGCTTTAAAAACTTTTAATACGTCTGTAGCCGATGCTCCTCTTAAATCAAGTGTATCGTCATCGTCCATTTCGTCTCCCATGTCAACGCCTAAATTTAGTTCGTCATCATCTTCGTCACCAATGTCCGCATTATCAGCATCATCATCAGATACGTCAGTATCGTCAAACTCAGCATCTACATCAATCTCCTCATCGTCATCTTGTTCGTTAAGGGACTCTTTTACTAATGATCTGATTTCTTCCTTCATTGTAGAAGCAAGTATTCCTTTTGCATTTTCGTTGATAACTTCTTCCAAATTTTTCATTTGTAAGAAAGTATCTTCAACCAATGATTTTTCTTTGCTCATTATAGTTTTGTTGTTTTTACAATATAAATAGTATCTAAATTGAAAAAATTCACATTTTTATAACATTGAGACAAAAAAAAATGGAGATATTAAAAATACCCCCATTTTATTAAAATGTAATTAAATTAAAATTTAGTCGATAACCTCATCAATTTTACTTTCTGTGATTGATGTAATTCTCCAATCCATTGTGTAGTGTTCATAAACTTTGGTTACTTTTGCCTCAACATCAGTAGGGGTATAACCCAATACTAATTTTTCCTCTCTAACTTTTCTAACCTTTCCTGATTCACTGTCTAATAAATCAGATGTGATTTTAGCCACAAAATACTTTTCTCCTTGTTCCATAATTTTTATTTTTATTAAATCATAGAACTTATTTTTTTATTTGTCAAGAAATGATGTTAATTTATCCATTAAACTTTTTGTTTTTTCAACAGACGAAGATTCCATTCCGGTTGCTCTTTCAATATTCATCTTTCTATCCTCATCTAAATTTTCCTCATATTTTAAACGATCGTTTTTATCTAAGAATAAATAAGCCCCCGGTGTAGACGGAGAAGATACGAGGTCAAAACAGATTAATTCAAAATCATCTTGTACTTCATTTTGATCCCCCACTTTTTTAAGTGATCCAACACCACGAGAAGAAATACCTAATGTAACCCCTTGACGTAAATAGTTTGCCGCTAGATCTCCTTTTGTGGAAACAATGCCCCTTTCGTGAAATCCTGGGCTTGTAAGTAATTTTATTTTACCTAATAGTACAGGACCTTCCCACCACACATCAGTGATAATATGAGAAACACGATCCAAATCAATCAACGATGATTCAGGGTGATTTAATTCAGAGAGAGCGGTCCCTTTTTCAATCATCTTTTTGTAGTTTTCCGACTCTCTCTTTAATATCTTTTCAGGATAAACTCTACCATTTCTATTTGGGGTATCATATTTTTGTAATACCGCATAAAACTCAAATGGTTTAGAGTGGTCAAGCATATTTCTTGACTCTTTTATAATATCTAAATTACGACCCTCATTAGGATTAACATATCCTGCATCGTATTCAATAAGAATTCCCTTACCCGAATCTTGGGGTCCTAAAATTTTATAACCGCTCATAGTATTTTTTTATTATAAATACTAAACTTTTTCGGTTTTTACTTTAATTGGTTTAACATTCCCGTTTTTTGTTAAGTAAAATTTAAAATTATCGTTCTTATGTAATACGTCATTATATAATCCCTTAACAATTTCTTTTAATTTACGTTTAAGTTTTAAATCTTTGAAATCCACCTCATCAATAAGATAAAGATTGATTTCTAAATTCATAAATGATTTCTTTTTTAATGCTAATCCGCTTGTTCTTAAATCCATATCTACGATGAATTTTTCATCAAACATTTGTTTATCTATGTTATTGAATATTGAGTGTTTAATTGATCGGTTCATATTTAATACAACCCTTGTCCAATTTTCCACATCTTTTTTTGGTTCTACCCAAGTTTGGAGGTTCAAGTACAATGACTTGAAATTTTTTGAATCTACTGTTCCATAGGTTATTTTTGAGTTTCTAAATCCACTCAGTTTTGAGGTTTTCCCTTTTTTCATTTGATATTTTCATAATACAATGTTTATTTTATTGAAAAATAGTTAATTTTGTGATATATATCAAATATAAAATAAAATATTAAAACATAATATGCTAATAGTACACGTAACAAAAAATGGGGGGATCGAGAGAGCTCTCAAAGAATTAAAAAGTAAGGTAATCAAAACGAGACAAAACTCTCATTTAAATGATAGAAAAGAGTTTGTTAAAAAGTCAGTTAAAAATAGAGAAATCCTTAATAAAGCTATTTATCGTCAAAAAATTAAAAGTAACGATTAAAGATTATTATTTAATTCTTGTAGTTTTAAATACCCCAACTTATCAAATGATTCTTGATTAATTTTTTCAATTGTTTCGTTGATTGTTTTTTCTACTTCTTTATCTTGCTCTTTTTCTTGGATTTTCTCTAATTTAGAGATTACGCTCTCTTTTAAAGAATTATATTTTTCTATTAACTCATCTTCTTTAGATGATAATAAAGTTTTTAATTTTTTTTGGTCTGATTCGTTAAGATTACTTATGTAACTACTAATTGTTTTATTTGCAATGTTAACCATAGTTTTTAATGGGACCGCAACAACTTCTTTGTTCTCTTTAGGTAGTTTTGTAATTGTTTCTAAAATTGTTTTTTTACTTGTAATTTTTTCTTCTAATTTTGTTATACCTGTAGAAAACAAATCATCGACAACATCATATTCGTTATTATATTCACTACCTTCTAACCAAATATTTAAATTTTTTAAATCATCGGTTTTAATTTTGTTAATAATGTTTTCGTATGCGGTAATACTTTCATTAATAAATTCGTTTGCAATAGATTCGTTCAAACCTTTATTAGATGTCAATTCATCGTACAAATAGAAAAGTTTAGAAATATTTTTATTCTTTAACACCAATGAGTTAAATTTAGACATATCAGTTTTAATTGTACCATTTTTGTATGATTCAACTAATTTGTTTTCTATTTTTGATTTTAATTTACCGAATTTCATAATCTTTTTTATTATAAATATCAATCTCTTAATAATTTGCTCAATTCACTTTCAATTGACCCTAAAGAATTTTTACCTTTTGATAGGTCAATGTACTTATCACCATAAATATCATCACTTTCAAGTAAGATATTTAAGTTATCATTTTTCTTTCCTTCAGGTAGTGTTTCTTCTTCTTCAGGTGCTGGAGGTGCTCCCGGTGCTTCAGGTGCCCCACCTATTTCACCCCCACCTAATGGTGGTTCTGGTGCCGGTGAAGATTCTCCACCTCCACCACCAAAGTCAGGTAATGATCCTCCCCCAAATGAAGAACCTCCTCCACCTCCTCCACCTGAAGGTGCTGCCCCTCCTGCCGGTGGATTTTCTGTGGATCCTGATTTAGTTTTATATAATCTATCAACAACATCAAACATACCTGTATGTGTGATAACTGTTGCGGTATTTGCTAGTTCGGCGGCAACCGCTCTTTCTAATCTTTGTTGTTGAGTATCTAATTTAATATCTTCATCTGAGAACCCAAAAATATGTTTCTTAGCCCAAGTTGCGGATGTAGGTGCCAGTGAATTAGGTATTTCAGAAACTAAATCTTTGTATAGTAATACTTTTTCTTTCCACACATCAATCATTAATAAATCCGCTTGTTTTGATGGATTAGTTAATCCTAATGTAAAGTTTTGTAACTCATCTTCAAACCCTAAGATAAATAAGTGTATGATTGCAATTTTATTCATTTCTGAAATCATTGCTTTTTGTATTTTGTTAATAGTCCTTGCAAAACGAATGTCCTGTAGAGATAAATTTTTACCATCACCAACAACCTCTTCAAATCCTAAGTACGCTTTCGGCACACGTAATGCTGTAACCAATTTCTTTTGGATGTATTCAATGTCCGCAATTTCAGATAAATTTTGTGCTCCCGGTAATGTCTCAATTGGCATTGTTTGTGTAACATCACGTACAGGAACAAAATAATCTTGATCAACCGCCATCTGATTAAAACGTAAATCAACATTACCTGTTTTATTATCCACAACTTGATCTCTCTTAAATTTGTTTGCAACACGTTGCACATATGGTTCAACATCTTTATCGTCCATATTACCAACAAATACTTTAAACACCCTTCTCTCAGGTGCCCTTGAAGTTCTATAAATTAACATTGCATCTTCTGACAGTAATAACTGTTTCCAAATTCTTCTCGCTTTTTCTAACATTGAGGTACCATAAGGAAGTTTTCTATCGTCACCAAGTAATCTAAAGTGAGCAACTTCCCAACTATTAAATTCCATGTCTTTTATTTTCCAGTGGAATCTTAAACCTTTTTGTTTTGGGTCCACTTCAGCATTTATTGATTTTGCTGCCATACCACGTTCTAAACGTTCAATCTCAATGTTTGGTAATTGCATACAACCAACAACACCTTTTTCCGGATCCAATTTTAGGTACACAAAGTTATCACCATATTTACAAGTATTTCTTGTCCACATTTGTAAGTTTGTGTTAATATCTAAAACATTATTAAATAAATCTGTTAATATACCTTTTACTCTTTTTGATTCTGAATAAATTTGTAGAATATAACCATCTTGATTTGGTGTGGTAGATTCTTCAGCGTATATATCTAATGCAGTTGAAATCTCAGGAGTAAATTCCATTGATTCATAGTCATAAAATGCAGCCAATCTTGTTGGTTCGTAATAAACCGCCTGAGTATAAAGGTTATTCTCAATTTTAGCCCATTGTCCTGACAAATACATGGATTGTTGAGCCTGTAATTTTTCTCTTTCATACTCTTGCTTATCGGTGGTTTTGAGTAGTTCTTTTTTATCTAACGAATATGTTGGGTAATCTTGGTTCAGCAAAGAATTAGGACCAAAAGTTTTTGATAATTTTTGCCAAATTGTTAGATTTTGATTATTATTTTCCATATTAAAAAATTAAGTATAACAATAAATATATAAATAGTTTAATAACTCATTTAGAAGATGTTGGTGTTGGTGTATTTGTTGGTGTTGGAGTCACACTCGAATTTGGTGTTCTTGTAATTGTGGGTGTTGGAGTATTAGTTGGATCCGGTTCTCTAGTTATACTTGGTGTTGGAGTATTAGTTGGATCCGGTTCTCTAGTTATACTTGGTGTTGGTGTTATAGTTGGTGTTGGAGAAATTGTGGTTGTTGTGGTTGTAGTTGGTGTTATTGTGGTAGTTGGGGATTCTCTGTGTTCATTAGGTAAAGATCCTATTTTACCATCAAAACCCGGTTCAAATACTTTAGCAGTTAATATATCCTGACCTTCAACAATCAATCTTGATCCCGCAAATATTTTTCCCGACCTTTTTCTTAAACTTAATCCCATTTTATTTTAATAATAAATATTATCTTCCACCAAATAACCATCCGTATTTAGCATAATCACTTCTACTTGGGGCACTACTATCTCTCCTTGAATCATAAGTGATATTTGGCATAACAGGATTAAAACTAATAATATCTTTTACAGATTCATTATTAGTTACAGTCCAAGATTCAATCATTGATTTGGTATGTTCCGTAACTTTCTCTAAACTTGAAAAAGATGACTCCCCAACATATAATGCCATGGCAATAGACATAATTAAATCATCGTGGTGTCCTTTTTGGTGATCGGGTCTACCGTTTATGTAAACGAAAGTATTCATCTCGTTATACAATCTAGAACTATACATTCTAAATCCGTGTCTCATTCCTTCCTCAAACGCCGCAATAATTTGTACTCTTTTAGAGTTAAAATTAATACCCGGTATTTTATCTACCGTTCTTGATGCCGACCTCCATATATTATTTTGATCAACCCCATCAATATACAAATTCTTGTAATCAAATTCTTGTAATTTACGTACAGTTGTTATACCCATACCTCCTGTTATATCCACCACAACAAACGCAGAATACATATTTGCCCATTTAAAAGCAACTTCCGCCAACGTATCGGGTGGTATTTTACCAATATATTCTAATACTTGTTCCCTTTCATCAAAATCAATAATTTGGATTGTACTAAAGTCCTCACTATCTCCACGAGAAACGTCAACCCCCATTATGTATTTGTGTCCCACAACAGGTTCTTTCCAAATCCATAGTGAATTACCCATCATTTTATTTTGGGGGTCTTTTAACATATTCTCACGGATTTTTTGTAACATATTAGAATCAAAGACATTATCCCCCGATCCTAAGAAGTTACACTCCAACTCCTGAGATACCTTTCTCTTGTCGTATTTAAGTTTTTTTACCATCCCCTCAAACCAAACGGAACAAGGTTTATAACCTGTATCCATAATTGCTTTAAGATCATTGTAATTCCTATCTTTAAATGGGATATTTTCCCAACTTAAAATATCGTCATCGGTATATTCCTCTTTATTTAATAAATAATGAATAATATCCTGTGTTTTGACTAAATATAAATCTTTGGTATACCTTGGATCTCTAAACCAATACATCTCAGAAATTTTGAAGTCATTCATATTTCTTAATGCTTGATCATATATCTCATAATAAATTGGGTCATAACCATTCGGTGTTGAAACCACAATTACCTTACCCCCTGTGGATAAGGATGCCATACAAGCCGCCCAGAAATCACTGTCGGCTTCAATAAACGCCGCCTCATCAAATATAAGTATTGTAGGGGTAAAACCACGTAAGGCATCTTTTGATGTTGCCACGGCTTTTACTTCAGATCCATTATTTAATTTATAATGTTTTTGTGAGTTTTTTTCCGCTGCGAAATCAACACCTACCCATTTTGGCCATTGACCAATAAATGCTCTTACCTTATTCGCCATCTCTAATGATGTATCAAGTTTGTTGGCAATAATAAGGATTTTTTCGGGTTTGTTTTTCTTAGCAAATGCTAATCGTTTTGATGCCCAAGCGGCTGTAACCGTAGATACACCCGCCTGACGATATTTTAATGCAATATTTTCATTGTAATTTTCGTAATCTTGTAGTAAAGATATTTGATCGGGAAATAACTCTAACGGCACGTATTGAGATACCGTATTATCATATGTCTGTAAATAAGTTTTTAATGCGTAAGTTGTGTCCTTCATACACTTCACATACTCAAGCATTACTTGTTCTTTAGATAAACCCATAAAAGTATTTATCTATAAATATAGAAACCCCCAGTTATTTTCATAAAAGGGGGTTTTTAGTTATTTTAAGGATTTTTAAAGACCTAATTCTGAAAGGATATCATCATCTTCTTCCTCATCCTCTTCATCATCGTTATGATATCTATCATATTCTCGTTTTGCTTGTTGTAAAATTTCCTCAAATTTACGTCTTGCTTTGTCATTATCAGCATTATCTTCAGAAACAACATTTGCCATAATGTCTCTTAAAAATTCTTCAGCTGGTATACCATAAAGTATTTTTGAGAAATAAAATTTATACTTTTTACCATACTCATCAATTGTTAATTCATCAGGTAAAAGAGATCTTAATTTTCTCACTAATTCTCCCCCAACTCTAAATTGCATTGGTTCGTTTGAAAAGACATCAGTTTGACCCATTACATCTTGAGCAATGGATGGATCTACGTTTCTCCATTGTTCTCTTGATGGGATCATTTCAAATGTTTTCCCTAATTCGTGTAATAAAATTGGAAATATTAATCCATTTCCATAAAAAGTTTCAACATCATCTTCTTGACCATTTTCTTGACCACCTTCATCCTCATCCTCATCTCCATCATCATAAGATTGACCTGATGATCCTGCGGCATTCCCACCTAACATTTCAATCAATTGTTCATCGGTGAAATACATTAAATCGTTTGCTGACATTATCTTATTATAGATTGAATATAATCTTGGATCAATTTGTTCTAATCTATCTCTAAATTCTTCAATTTGATATGCAAACTGAATTCTTTTACCCGTTCCTTGAATTAGAGCGTTAATAACATTTCGTTTTTCAATTTCAAGTTGTCTCATTTCATCTGGAGTTAATTCATCAACGTCAAATGAAAAATTTGGAGGTAATTCTAATTTTTTCATTTCTTTCGGTTGCATTCTAAACACACTTGGATCAATTGGTTGTTCACCTAAGAAAGTCAAAAGATTAAAAAAATCATACTCGTATACTACTCCACCATTTTCACCTTCTCTTTTAGTGATTATTCCATTTTTTAATGCTTCTTCCATGGTCATATCGGGTGACATCCATCCTGATTCTTTAGACGCAATCTCAACTGCCAAATCTCTTAACTCTTCTCTATGTGCAGGTTCAATTGACATTGCTTGTCTTACAGCATTCATTTGTTCCATTTGAATGGATCTTTTTACTGACGGTTCAGTAATATTACCTTCAGCTCCGTAATATCTCTTTACATAATCAACTATTTCTTTAAATCGTGTTCCTGCAATTCTTTCTACATCACTTGCCCCTTTTCTAAATGCTCTATTTTTAGCGTATAAACCTTCAGGGTCTTCAATTTTTGCTTGAGATCTTGGATCCATCCTTTCAGGATAATCACCATAATCAACAGGGGCTTCTTTAACGATTCTTCTAATTAATCTTTCTAAATCTTTATTTCCCATTTTGTTAAATTGCTTGGTTAATTAATCCAATGAAATCTTGTTTCATTTTTTCTTTATTTTTCTTTTGACCTCTTGGATCTTCTTTAACCCCAGGATTAGGATTTTTAACAGGATTTCCCCTTCTTTTAGGTGTAGTGCCCGGTTTAGTAGGTGCATCCTTCTCCTTAGTTCTTTCTTTTTCTTTAGTTTCGTTTTCTTCCATTGTTCCCATAATTGGCATCATTTGAGTAGGTTTTTTCATTCTTTTACTTTCAATTCCTGATTCTTTAGCAAACATACTCATTTTTTTTGGATTTCTCAAAATCATAGAATTACTTTTTTCCATTTTTTCTGAAATTGTTTTTAAAATATCCGCCTTGGTCATTTTAGGTTCAATGTGTTTCTCAATCATTTCAACAATACGATCCTCCAAAAGTTTTTCGTATTCTTCATTGGTTTTTTCTTTTTTCTTCTCAAATAATTTACTATAAAGTTCTTTGGCTCTTTTATTATGAGTACTTCCGTGTTTTGACATATCGGCATAACCCTTAATTTGATCAATTATTTTTTTGTCGGTCCAATCTTCAATATTTGATTCAATATCTTTTATTTTTGAATATCTAACAATGAACTTTTTAAAGTCATCTTTTAATTTAGAATCACTAATTTGATTTGGTGTTTTTTTCTTAAATAAATCATAAAAACCTTCGGTAACGTGATCCGGCATTTTTTCATAATCTTTTTTTGTGGTTTTGTCTGAAAATTCTTTTGCTAATTCACACCACTTCTTTTTCTTAACTCCCTTACTTGTATTACATTTTGCCCAAAAGAATCCTTGTTGTGCCTTTGATTCAAATTTCTCAGTCATTTCATTTTTTTCTTTTAATGGGGTTACAACAGTTTTACCTCCAGTTGTATCTACCTCAACGCCATTAACCATAGTTTTAGAATTAGGGTTAACTTGATATGATGGTTGTGCCGGTTTTGTTACCACCGTTGTGTTTTGAGGTATTGATTGTTCTTCAATAACATTCTTACTAAATCTATTTACTAACGACTTTATTTGAGTGTCATTTAATTTAGCAACAAAAGCGGATGATAGTCCGCTTTCTAATAACATTTGTATGTCTTTTTTAGTTCTCATATATCATTTTTTTTTCAAACTCAAGAACAATATCTCGTTCATATAATTTATCTTTTACTTCTTGTTCTGTTTCTCCAAACCTAAAAACAAGTCGTTTTGTAACGGAAAAATCAATTTCATCATTTTCTTTTTCCCACCCCAATGAAATTACACCATCCATTGAGTCCAACATTGAGAATACGTCCGAATCTTGAATTAACTCCAAACCTATTTCTCCATTTATTAATACACCAACTTTCTTAATGTATTCAACATCTGGTGGATTTGGATATCCATTTGATGGTTTTGATTCCCAATTGTCTCCCCAAACTTCTAACGTATCCGAAAAAATAAATTCATAAATGTTGTCACCCTTATAGTTGGGTCCCATTCCATTTATGTAAATTAATTTATTCACAGAATAGATCCGTTTGGTGTAATTTTAGTTTCAGTGATACCGTCTTTAAAAATTAAATTCTTTTTGTTTGTAATACCAACTAAAGAAGAATTAGGATTTTTTTCCATATAACTTAATGCCGATCTTTCTTGTCTGATAGTTTCTGATAATCTTTTAATTTCTGATTTATCAAATTCTCTCATTTCACGTAATCTCATTTTATTTTTTTCTTTTCTTAATTCGTCTTCTTCATTAATGTTAAAATATTTTGAAATTATTTTATCTATTGTTGATTCACCGAATGTTCCATGCGACAAATGTGGGTAAGATCTTTGTTTTAATTTTGCTCCATGTCTTGGATATTCATCTCCAAAATCATCTCCCATTGAATCGTATCCCATATTTAATTCTTTTTTCATACCTGAAGCATAAGCCGATGGAATTTTTTCATTAAGAGCGTCTTCTAAACTCATAACTTCTTTCATCTCTCCTCCTTCTGCCGGTGGTAGAGGTAATTCTTCTCCCATTCCAGGTTCTTCTTCTCCCATTCCTGGCTCTTCTTCCCCCATTCCAGGTTCTTCTTCTCCCATTCCTTTTTCGTCTTCTTCAACACCCTCTAAACGATCAATAATTTCATCAATATCATCATCATTTAATGTTGTTAAATCCAATGCCGATAAAATTGAATTAATAACGTATTTAACGTCATCCCCAATCATTTCTTCATCTTCATTATTAAAGTTTCTAATTTTTTGTGCTAATTTACCTGTTAATTTTTGGATTACCTTCATTGTTACAGGTTCGTTGTCGTCATCGTCTTCTTCATCCCCACCCATTTCATCAAAATTAGGTTCATCCTCAGGTGCCGGTTCAGGTAATGCCTCAGGTTCTGGTGATGGTACAGCAACAGGAGCCGGAGCGGGTGCCGCTGCAGGCGCAGGTGCCGCCGCAGGTGCCGGAGCGGGAGCCGATTGTTCATCAAGTTCAATGTCATTAGTCATCATCTCATTAGTTGGTTTTCTTTTAAGAATATATTTTTTATTCTCATTAAACAATGACGTACCTTCTTCATTTTCAAATAATGTATTTAATTCTTTTGCCATTAAATTCATTCTTTTAAACGCTTGAGAATAAGAGTTGAAATATTGTCTATTTTTCATAGGTGCAATATATTCACTCTCAGATTCGTTAATAGTTTTCTTTATAATATATCCCGCCTTTTCTTTTACGATTTGGTATCTATTACCATCCGCTAAATCAATAGAATATTCTGTAGATTTAGATTCGTTAACAGGATTTGGTGTATTTTCGTTGTAACGAGAAATTTCAATAATTCTTCTAATTTTATCCATTCCCTGTAGTTTTTCACTACCAATTGGTCTTAAGTTTCCCATTTTTTTGTTTTTTTAAAAATATTATTTTTATTATAAATA